AGCAGTCCTGTCAGCGTGGTGGCTCCGGTGACCGCGAGAGTGCCAGTAAGGTCAAAGGCTCCGGTGCTAGACCACCCTCCGCGCCGGGTGCTAGCAGTGGTAAAGGAAAGATTCTCATATCCAGTTCCATACATCCCGGTTCCCGTGCCTCCGGCCCAAATTCTAAACACGGGCGCTGCCGCAGTCCCACTTACGCCACCGGGAGTCAAAAACACGTTTGCATAGGCGTTGGCAACCGTTACGTCGTAAGTGAAGACAACTCCCGTGTCGAAGCGAACTGTGTTTCCCGAGCCAGCGAATGTGTTCGGTGTGCCGCTGGTGGCGGTGAATGTTTGCCCCGCATCGGTGCGTGCCAGCGTCGCCGTAGTCGTCGGGAAGGTATAGGTGCGCGCCGTTGCCGCCGATGGGAAAGCAAATGTCGGCAGGTCGGTGCCGGTGGTGGTTAAGTTTGCGCCGAGCGTCAGGCTTTTACCGTTGACCGCCAGCGTGGTGAAGCTCCCCGCCAGCGTGCCGCCGGAAATCGTCTCGTTTGTCGCAATGGTGCCGCCACCGGCAGGACCAATCAGTGCGCCTGCTCCGGTCGTGATGCTGCCGCCTGCCGTGGTGTCGATGTTTCCGCCACCGTTGGACGTGTTGATGTATCCGCCCGCAGCGCCAATTCCGGTGCCAAGCACTCCGGCATGTGTCCTGATGTAACCACCTATTGCGGACGTGCCGCCCTGAGTGTTGATGTGGCCTCCCGTAAATCCACCCAAATCTGCGGATGTGTTGATGTAGCCAGTGCCGCCGCTTGTGTTAATGTAGCCGTTGGTGCTGGTAGTTATGCTACCATTTCCAAGTGTCAGCGTGCCTGCTCCTGCCGTGATCGTGATGCCATTGATGCTCGTCGCTGTGGCCGCGCCCAAGCTCGGCGTCGTGAACTGCGGGCTATCCGTCATCGCCACGCTGCCGGTGCCGCTGATGGCATACTCCCCGACAACCCCCGCGTTGTCGTAAAGGACGCGGGTTGTCGTTCCGCTTGTGATCGTTGTTGTGCCTACGGTAAGCCCGCTGATGCCGCTCGCTGCCCATTCGAGCAATCCCGTGGTCGAGTTGGAAAGCGTAAGCTGCTGTCCATTTGTCCCCGCCGCGCTCGGGAACGTAAGCGAGAGCGGGAATGTGACGGTCTTTCCGGCGGCTACGACAATTACGCCATCCACATTGTCCGTAGGCGTCCCGCTCAGGCTGTACCCCGGCGTGATTTCGAGCGTTAGTGGTGTCGTGAGGATACCGTTGGCGCTGTCGTAAAGTTCCAGCGCACACCACGTATTCCGATACGTTTGCAAAAACGTGTTCAGTTGCGCGCTGTTTAAGGGAGAGACAGTGAAGGTGTATAAAGGCGGCGAGCCTGTCGGCGCGGCGAGTTGAATCAGATACGAGCCGGTGAAATCGTTTTCAGCTTTTATTGAGCTGGCAGTAAAGACAGGAGCCGTCAGTGTTACGGCGACTCCAGATTGCACAAACTTTACGTTCAGTGTTACAATATCTCCTTGAATTAGATTAGCAATCGGCCCCTGCTCTGTGGTGCCACCGAGAGTTGTGGTCCAAATTCTGAGGTCAAGATCGTAAAATAGGTTCAGCGTTTTATTAGCCATAAGTCAAATGTGCGTCCACTTTTCGCGAAGGATTATTTTGCTTATGGATTGAAATCGCACGCCATATTCGCTTGCAAGTTTTCTCTGTGTGACATCCCCCTTGGAATAGCGATTTCGTATTTCAATGACCTGCTCGGTAGTCAGCTTTGACCTGCCATGCGCTTCTCCGCGCTGTCGAAGCTCGGGGTGTATATGGGAATAGTGATTATCTCCAGATGGTGTGCGGCTTCTTCCCTTAGATGTTCTGTCACTTATGTTGTCCGTGCTGGTTCCGGCCCAAATATGAGACGGGTTGCAGCACGATGGATTGTCGCATTTATGGCAGGCAAAATTCTTTTCTCCATCCAGAGAGCCGCCGGATAATACAAAGGAAATCCGGTGTGCTCGGTATCCTCCAACCCCGAAACGCCCGTATCCATCCTTGTCCTTGCCAGCCGTCCAAATCCAGCACGGCGTATCCATGTGCGGCATCGTCGGGCCGTTCCGGTCAACTTTCTTCCAGAAATTGACTTGCTGTTGCGGGGTTAGCTGCGGTATTGGTTTTGTAGGCGTTTGCATGGTAATAGCTTGCTGACGTTTAGAGCCATTCCAGAGCGTCAAACTCTGTGATGGCTCGATTCTTTTACGGCATATAGATGAAAGAATCAACATCGTTTTCACCCAAAAGGGCGGTCCCGATTGCTCAGGACCGCCCGGTTGAGGGTTGCGGGTTGCTTAGTCGCAGGCCTGCTGGTCAAGCGACGGGCCGCAGCGCAAATGAAGGAAAACTCTTCCATACTCCGGATGCACCGGCATGGACGCCGATGCGAGCACAGCGCGGAAGAAACCAATGGTTCCGTCCGGGTTGCAAACACGATCAGGAATGTTCTTCCACGTAACCGACGCCGGGAAGTAGTCAGGCGTATTGAACCGAGTGGTGCCGCCGGGCGCGTTGATCGAGCCGGGCACGAGCCATTCATAGACCTTCTCGTTGAAGATGATCGAGACTTCGTAGGCGGCGGCGAGATACGTGGAGCTGACCTCGTATTTGTATCCCTTGGTGGTGCTGGATTGCGTCCAGTAGTTGCGCCGGGTCATCACGTTCGCCACAAGGTCGTAGCGCGGCATGTGCGGCACGATATAGTGAGCGTAGTTGCCGTAGCTGCGGTCAACGCCGTAGCCCTGCAAAAGCGGGCTTTCCATCTTGTCGCCCATGAAGGCGTAGCGCCAGTCCTGCCGAATGTCGGCGTTCTGCTTGATGAGGTTGCGCGACGTTTCCGGCGAGCAAACCAGCGTGAACACGTAGGCGGCACCAGCGCGGCCAGCGGCACCGTCTCCGAAGCTGTCGCGCATGATTTTGACATACTCGGCATCGAGCACGCCCTGAGTCAGTGGCGATGTTGGAGGCGGTCCAGAAACAAACACGCCGGTAGTGACGTTGGGCGTCATCGCGGAGTTGACGTTCAGGATGTTGCCGGGCGGCATCAGCGCGATGTATTGGTTGATGGCGTGCTTTTCGAGTTCCCACTGAACTGCGCCGGTCAGCGAGTCGATGGACGCGCCGAGCTGCTGGTTGATCTGGAAGTCCGTGCGAAGGTCTTCCAAGCAGATGTCGGGGCTTTCCAGCGCCTTGCGATACAGGGCGAAGGTGCGCGGGGTTTGACCAAAGGTCAGCGCCGATGATGTCGGCAAGCAGGTTCCGTTGCCGGTGCCTGTGGATGCCGTAACCGCCGTCCATGCGGCGTCGTCGGCGTCAGTGGTGAACGAGCGTTCCACGGTGAGCACGGAAATGGTCGTGCCCATGCCGTCAGGAAACGGGCCACGCTTGATGCGGTCGAGGAACAGGGATTTGCCCGTCATGCGCTTTTGGAGCGTAGGGGCGATGCGCCCGCTTTCGCGGGTAAACAAGTCGGATAGTGCGTTGCAGTCTGCTGTGGTGAGAGGCATAGAAGTAGGTTTTTGAGAGTAGGATGCTTGAAAGCGAAAGAGGTTCCGCGAACGCGGCTTCCGCTGTTACCGAACTGGCCAAGCATTTTTGTCTCGAAAGCGAGCTGTGCTTTCTTTGCGCTTCCGAAGGCGCGAACAGGGTTTTGTGAGACGACCGGACTTTTTACGGAAAAACGTAAGAAGTCAAATGGAAAGTTTTGGGCGTGCTATCACGTCGTATTGCGAGCCGCCGCGCTCGCAGTTGTCCTGCGCCACCGCCACGTCGTATCCCATCGACTCCAGTTGCGCCCAAAGCGAGTCCTCTGATTCACCCAGCCGCTCCAACGCCCCACGGTTGACCTCAATAAACATTGTCGGCTTGGTTCTGGAAATCGTCTTGGCTGCTCCGCGCAGCACCGCGACTTCGCTTCCCTCAACGTCGATTTTGATAAACGCTATTTTTTGGAAGTCCAGTTCGTCAATGGTCAGCACTGGGTATTGCGTTCCGGCCTGGACATGGCTGGCTCCGGCGTTGTTGGCGTCTCGCGTATAGCCGACAAAGGCGTTGGGGTCGTCGCCAACAGCCACGCCGCCGCGCAACTCCATCGTGCCGCCAGCGCAGTTGTGCAGGATGCAAGCGCAGCAATCGGGATCGATTTCAAAGGCATACACAAACGCGCCCGCTGCCAGCATCGGATATGTCGATTGCCCGATGTTTGCCCCAATGTCCAAGGCCACGTCGCCCGGTTTCAGGTAGCGCCGCATCTGCTCGGCCAGCCAATCGTCGTGGCAGAGCTTTTGCGTCTCTCGCACCCATTCCGTGACGAACTTATCCCCGCGAATGACGGCGACTCCGCGCTGTCCAATCGGCAGAAGTTCCACGTTTGGATTGGCGGTTATTGAGTCGTCTGGGATCTCGGTGTTCATTTCAGTAGCGTTTCGATTTCAGCTTTGATTTCTGGCGTCAATCCACTCCAACTCCAGAACTGTTTCCACGGCCAAGCCGTAACGCCGTCCTTGGTCGTGTCGTGCCAGTGGAATTTATCGCGATGCTTGAGCCACGCGAAGAAGCCAATGCAGTTGTATTCGCTGAACTCGTGGCCCGGTTGGTTCATTACATAGGCTTCAATCGTCATTCCGTGAGTGGCTTCGATGAACGCGCGAAACTCGGCATACAGCCAGCGTGGCGCGATGATGGCGCACTTCCGCATGAACTCGTATGGCGGACATTCTTGCAGGCACTTTGCCATGACGTGATACCACGCTTTTTTTTCCACCTGTCCCGGCATGTCACCCCACGGCGTCATTGTCCAAACTGGCCTGCCGTTGTGAAAAAAAATGTCCGGTGTGAACGGCGCGGTTGCTATCATGTCGCTGTCCCAATGAACGATGTAGTCGGCTTGCGTGTGCCTGTCGGCGTTCAGCTTGGCGACTTGCTGCTGCAAATACCCTTCCGGCGCGTCAAGATACACCACCTTTTCCGCCGTAAGGTTTAGCGGAGAACTTTTTGGAAGAAGAACGATGATGTCATTGAATCCTGTGGCGAACTTTTGAAGTGACCTCAGAGCATACGCCAGCCACGGGTAGTCGGCTGGATAGCTTTTTATGACAATATCAACGGTTGGCGTCACGCCTTGGCCTTTGGTTTTCGTCCGGCCCTGGCCTTTGCCATCCGCGCCTTCACCTTTTCCTTCACTTCCAACTGCGAACGCAGTGCCGCCACCTCGGCGAGCAGTGCAGCTACGTCCGGGTTAGTAGCGGGGGCCGGATTCAAACCGGCGATCTCCCCGTGATGAACGGAGCGTGTTGTCGCTACACCACCCCGCGATTCGCGCAGTCGGTCAATCAGCGATCCATCCTTGCACTGATGATAGACAACCACCCCGGAACGAATCCGTGCCATGTCCTCCTGCGAATTGAACGGCGCGGCCTTCCAGTCGTGCTGAATGAGTCCAGTGAAATGCGCCTTTGGAAGTATTTGCGACGCGGCCACCACGTCCCAAGCGTTGTTTTGCGCCATCACGTAGTCCGGCGCGTTCCTGCCGATGGCGCGATAAACCGCCACTCCGCTCATGTGCTCCGGCGTGTTCGGATAAATCACGCGAGCGCCCATGAAGGGTTTTCCGGCGGCGAAGTATTCCGTCTGGATACGGTCCAGCCAATCGGACACCAGCGGAATCGCGTCGCCTTCAAGCCAGAAATACGGCGTGTCGGAATGGTCGTCGATGACATCCTTGTTCACCCGGATAAAGGCGTTGTTGGCTGAATAGACGTGCGGCATTTGCGGCGGTCCCGGTCGCTCATCCTCCGGCGATTGCACGTAGAACGTCACCACACGAAACGCGGCTTTCAGTTCGTCCATGATTGGTTCATGCAGCTTGGCGCTCGCCATCGTCTGATTGACTGACAGCAGGCACTCGTGGTTGCCGACCCCGCCAAGCTCACGAATCCATTGCGCCAGCTTGAGCGCCGTCTGCGCCTCCTTGTGGCAGATACTCAGGACGCAGAGCATATCAGATTATTCGGGCGTCCTTCGCGCCCGCACGGATGGCTGATATAAAGTCCATCTCCTTCGGCACAGCGGCAGTCGCGCCACCGCTGGAAATGCCCGGTGACGATTCGCGATACTTCGCAAGTTCGCTTTCCAGTTCTGCAATCTTCTTGGCCGATTCGCTCGCTTTTCCAAGCGCGCCGTCTGCCGCAAACGATTTCAGGATGACGCGGGAAGCTGCTTCTAGGTCGCTGTTCTTTTCGTAGAACTTGCGCGCCTTGGTGATTGTCGCCTCGTCAATGCCAAGCTCCTTGGCGAGACTTGCCGCCGTGCGCGTAAAGGCTTCGCTGGCCTGCTTTTGAAATTGCGCCTGCTGTTCCGCCTCGCGCGCCTGCCGTTCCTGTTGGCGTTTGGTCAGCGATTCCTGCGCCTTGGACAGCTCGGCATTGCGCTCCTCGTCAATGCTTTCCACTTGGTCAACCAGCGCGGCGATCTTGGTCTTGAGTACGGACGGCGCAAATTCCAGAACGCTTTCCAGAGCCGCAAACCGCTCCTTGCCGGTCTTTGACAAGACGCCAAGCAGCGCCTCCGGTTCAATGTCGGAATATCCGGCCAGCTCTTTCAGCTTTCCGACCGCCTGTTCGCGGCGAGCGACATACTTCGATTGAAAGTCAGGGTCGTTCTCAAGTCGCGCAATGCTGTCCACTTCGGACAGCTTGGCAATCCGCGCCTCATACTCGGCGGTGCGCGCTTTCAGTTCGTCGCGTTCCGCCCGCGTTGCTCCAAACTGTTCGTGCTCCGCCTTGAGCGCCAGCAGCTCCTTTTTGGTTTCCTCGTGGGCCTTGCGAAACTGTTTCCACTTGTCGCCGCGCCCTTCGTTTGGCAGGTTTTCCGGGAAGTCCTCAGTCGAGACTTTCGCCTCTGGTTTCGTCTCCGGCTCCTTCGACGGTTCGGTTTGCGTTACTTGCGCCACTACGGGCGGTTCTTCGCCGACCAGAATTGGCAGCGCGTTGGGGTCTTTTTCAAATATCTTGTCGAAGATGGCCGCGACTTGCGACACATCGGCGACAGGAGGTTCTTGGGTTTCGGTATCAGGCATCTGTGGTTTCTTCGGGTTGGTATGTTGCTTGCAAATTGACGTGCTGCGGCCCCGGCTCCAGCGCCGTGATGACGTTGACGGCTAGATTGAATCCGGCGATGCGCCCCAGAAGGTGCTGTGTGTTCTCAGTGGCGTCCTTGGCGGTCACTGCCGGCATGGCGCGGCACGGGTCGAAAGTGCGAATGGTTTCGATGAGGTCGCGCCACATCGGGTCGCGGCGAAGCACCTGCCATTGCTCGGCGTGACGGGTCAGGAATTGGTCAGGGGACAATGGTAAGAGTGGGTTGCGGAGGGTTCTCCGGTGTGGGAAATTCGCTGTCCATGATGAAGTCGCTGACCGCCACAAGAAGCGCCACCATTGCTTCCGCGTGCAACTGTCTGTCCGTTGGGTCGTATGGACTGCTTAGAAAGGCCGTCTCCTTTTCTGGCGTGGAAACAACAGCGCGAGCGCGCCGTTCTCCAACTATAATTTGCTCGTCTTTTGGAAGGAGCGATGCGTCCTCCACGGGGTCAAGCTCACCCATGCTTATCGTGTAGTTGTTCATTCCATCGGCGTTTCTGGTTTTTCCTTGGCTTCTTCCCGTCTTTGTTTTTGAGCTTCAAGAGCCAGCTTGGCGTTACTGGTCATCATGGAATGATCGTTCTTTTTTACGCTCTCAGCAACCGCCACGTCGCCAAGCACCATCTTTTGCCGAGCGGTCGCCACCTTGATTCCAAGGGTCTGCTCCTTGATTTCCAAGTTGCGGCCAGATTCCGAGATGTCGCCCGGCGCACGCTCCAGACCAACGGCAGCTTCCATTTGTGCTTTGACGCTTTCCGGTGCGCTCTTGTAGTTGAGAAGTTTCAGAATGTCCTGCTGCGCCTCCGGTGCCTGCCCTTGCGCCTGCTGTTCCGCCTCGGCCTGCATCTGTTCTTCCAAGCGTTGCGTCACCTGATCTTGCGCCTGAGAAAGTTGCTGCCAGCGTTTGTAAAGATTCTGGTAGTCCCCGGCGCGAATCTTGTCCTGCGAGAGTTGCTGCAAATGTTCGTAGCAATGTTTGCCAGCTCCATCGAGGTGAACGTGAAGCGCCTGCAAAGCTGCCACTCCCGCGCCGGTTTCGGCGTCCAGTCCCATCACTTCCGCTTCGTGTGCCTCCGCATCCGTCAAGTGGCTTTCCAAGTGTCGGACGTGGCTTTGCTGAATGGTGATGATAACCTGACCGCCCGTGCGGAGCGCGTTGTTTTCCAGCGCCGCAATGCTGTCATCCTCAGTGGAGCGGTTCGTGTTCAACTCGCCCATGTAACGATCCGCAAAATTGCCGCCCGCCATGCGGGAAATCCAGTCGCGAATCGCCAGCACGCGCCCTTCCTCCGGGTAGCTTCCGGCGTTCTCCATAATGGCTTGTGCTGCCATCATGGCGTTCACGGCGCTGCCAGCGCCAAGCGAACGCATGGCCTTGATGGAGTCGATTTCCGAAAGAGCTTGCAACGGCACTCCGCGCATCACGCACCGACGTTGAAACTCCAACGCTTGCGGCCCCCCAGGATGAAAAGCGCGCACGTTGGGGCTGGCCGCACGCGGAAACATCTGGCGATGCAGCATGTCGAGACTGACGTAGTAGCGATTGATGTTCCCTTTGCCGAGCGCCGCCTGCTGCTGCAATTCCAAAATGGCGTGTTTCTGCCCACGTCTCGGCACCGTCTCGCCGGGGGCATCGCGCATAAGGCCGATGTTGTTGTTTAGCCCGGCCTCCATGTCGCGGCGAACGCTAACGGTCGCGTCGATTCCTTGCCCGATAGTGCTGCTCATCATCTGCAATCCAGCCGGAATGATGGACAGATTCGCCAATGATAGAAGCTGGCTTTTAGTCAGAGAATCCGCGCTTGTCTGCTGCAACAGCACCGTGGACGCGATCATTGCACCGTCCACTTCCTTGCAGCGAAGCTGGTTGAACACCTCGCAGTAGGCAAACATCTCCTTGCCGAGTCCGCCAACCGAGTGCCACGTTCCGTCGCCAATCGTGTAGAAAAACGGACAGATGACGCTCTGCATGGAGTCAAAGCGCCCAACTTTGCTGAACAAAAACTCTTCACTGCTGCGATCTGCGCGAATGATGTGGTGACTCACCCTGCCGTCAAACTCCGCCACAAGAACATGCGACGTTTGCACCTGTCGGCTTTCGCTTGTGCCGTAGTAAATGTCGGCGTTCTTGAGCTTGGACTGGTAAAACTCGTAGGCGTTCGCGCCGGGTGGCGGCATTGCCGAGCCGTTGAAAGCGTCGATGATGGCGTTCTCTGTGGCCGGAACATTCCAACCAACGTCTGTTGCCTGCTTGGGGTTGCGAATGTAGCGATAGAGCCGGTTGCTGGCGTAGCTTTTTTGGATGCACAGCACCTCGATTTCCTCTGTGGAGCTGCGGCTTCCGTCTGGAACCAGAACATCGCCAGTCTTGGCGCTGTCCGGCCTCCAATCTTTGTCGTCCGGGAAGTAGAGAAAGCCGATGCCATGCACCAGCATTTGATACTGCGAGAATTGCATCACCTTGTCCCACTCGCTCCAGTTCGTCACCATGCGATTGTATTCCTCGCTGATGATCTGACTCCAATCCGTGCGCTCTGTGACGGTTCCGAAAGCGGTTTGGATTTCCGCGATCATCGGAACCTCAACCAGAAGATCGAAATACGGCGTGCGATATTGGTCGATGATAGCACCGGCCTGCCGGAAGTTCAGGTTGCACGCGCTTCCCATCCCTTTCGCCAGCAATTCCGACCGCTTGAACGGTGCGTTTCCGTCAATCTGCCCCTGCACCCGCGCCCGATTCTGACTACGCAGTTGGTCCGCGTCGCGCATCCGAAAGAACATGGACGAGGCGTTTGACGCTGTGCCGATGCGCGTTTTTGGCGGCTCCTTCGTGGTTGCGTCTAGCGTGGCAAGTTCAGTCTGCACAGGTGGAAGTTTTTACGGTAGCCGCGTAAGAAGTCAAGGTTATAGTTTGCTCATCCAGCAATGATTTCCGACTTCCTTGTATGCGGATTTCTGTTCTGCCGTGGTGCCAGCAACCAGAATCTCCGGTTTTAGATGGCACTTTGCCGCTAGCAAACAGCCGCACACCCGGCACGAACTGCTTTCCTCCAGCTTCACAGCCTTCTCGATGGTTTCTCCAATGAGTTTTCGCACGAGGTCCATCCATCCGCACGAAAGACAGCCGCTAGTTACGGTGCGGGCAAAGCAATTTCTGCACGCATCCGCCCGCTGCTCCGCCAATTCCTGCGAAACGTAGGGGTCTTTTCCCTTGCCGAGAGCGGTAAAAGCCCATGTCGCCAGCGTTTTCGTTCCGGCTTTGATGCGGTCCCAATTATTCGAGAAGCCAAACGCCTCGAAAGTATTGTTCACGCAGTAGTCGGGCCCCATCACGATACACACCTGGTCGATCACGTCGTCAATGCACTCCGCCAGAGTGGCACGCGGGTAGCCGTTGGCAAGGCGATGCTGCAAAACGCATCCAGCGCACTCCGTATGCGAGACGGAACTGAACTGCATCCCGCTCTCGTATTGCTTATAGACGAAGCCAAGCTCGGTCGGGGGTTGGTTTGGAGATTTCAGGGTGTATTTGCTCATAAAAGTGCGGCCATTGAATCTTCCAAGTAGCTGTCCTCGGTATTGACGGAAAACTCCTGCACAAGAGCCTGCCAGTTTTTGTCCAGAGTGCGACGGATTTTCGATTGCGATACGCCAAGCGCACCACGGCTGCGGATGGCGTCGAGCAGCACGCAGCACGAATCAGCGGCATCCGGCGAACGTCCGACGCGCAGCTTCATGTCGGTTTTCTTTTCCAGCTTGATCTTGTTTTCAACAGAGAAAAGGCGGATGCAAAACTCCTTGGCGGCATCGGGCGACAGTCCGCGCACCTGACCGGCCATCACTGCCACGCGAAACGAATACCACAATTCAGTCACCTTGCGGTCGTATTCCTCCCGGCACGTTTTGGGATTCATCTCGCTTACCGGCATCTCGCTTGGCTTCCCTCCAAACTCCACCTGATGAAAGTCTGGACTCCACGTTTCCGCAATGATGCTAGCCAATCCTCCGCCCTCGCCGGTCACGTCCATCCCGAAGTTGCGCGGATTGACGCCGCGTTTTACGCAGTGCTCCTTCACGCTGTTGGCGATTTGAAAATGAAGCGGCGACGGGTTGGTGAGGTCTGTTTTGATCGTCACTGTTTCCGCAAACTCCACCACGTTCGTTTCGCGTGCGGTCTTGCCGGTCTTGGCAAAACTGAGAAGGCACTTGTCTCCGCCTCCAAACGCCGGGTCCAGCCCAGCCCAAAGCTGCGTTTCCATATCGGCCCACGGCTCTTTCGACATTGCGGCGAAGCGTTGTAGCAGCGACTCGCTAAGAACGGTCTGCTCAATCCCGTCTGGAGGCCAGAAGCCGCGCCGGAAACGCCACATCTGCGGACTGTTCTCGCCGTAGTCCCGCGCCGTGGCCGCGATGTCCTCGCGGGTCAGCAAGAACGGATAGATGACGCGATTCGCCAGCACGTTTGGGGACTGGAATCCGTCAAAGTGCAGCGCAACTCCTCCCCGCTTGGTTTTCCATCGGTCTGTATTCACGTTGATGCTGGACCATCCATCCTCCGGTTCGCACATCTTTCCGTGGCTGTCGAAGTAGGACGAGGCGTTTCCAAGCCCGATGAACGCGGCTTTCTTTTTGCCGGTGCTCAGGTTGGTCATAGCTTGCACAATAGCTTCCGGCACGTCGGTTAGCTCGTCTGCGATCACGCACATTCTAGGAACGTGGAATCCAATCAGCCGACCGAGCGCCTTGGCCTCGTCACCAGCCCCGACAGATACGCCGAAGATGCCGTGCTTGGCATCGCCTTTCACTGACTCGATGGACAGCTTGCTTTCGACGTAGTTTGCCGGGGCGCAAATTGTTTCGATGGCAAGATATAGCCGTCGCACTTCGCCCCAAATACGTTTCCGCAAACCTGGCAGCGTGGTGGAGCAAACCAGCACGGCGCTATTGGATTGGTCGCAAAGCCAGAACAGAACCGAGTAGATGGCGGCGGCGAAGGATTTTCCGCCCGACGCCGAGCCGCTGACCAGCACTTCGCCTTTCGCTCCTATTTTGCAAAACTCCTCCAATGCCGTCTCGCAGTCCGGGTGCCAGATGATTCCCGGTTTTTGCGGATTCCCATTCCACAGCATGTCTGCCGCGCGCTTGGCATGAGCGTAAGCGCCCGGCCCTTCGTAGGTGGGGATGTTGGATGCTTCCCGGAAAAAGAACAATTCGCGCAGCAGTTCGTTTGCAAGCAGTGCGCGGACTTCCGGCGAGTCTGTAAAGGTGTAGCCGTAGGCTGTGAGCGATGCCTTGGCCTTTTGCTTTGCTGGCGCGGCGGTCATTGCTTCATCAGTGCAACCCTGCGGAATTTCACCCACAGACCGTTCATCGCTTTTTTCCTCGGGTTGGTTGTCTGGCCGTTCTTGCCGGGCGCTTCGTCTGGAATAGCTTGCAACATTTCCATGCCGGTCTTGCCGGTTTCGGGATTCTTCGTTTCCAGCCAGTTCCGCATCATCTTTCCGCTCTCGCGCATGTAGGCTGCATACTCAGGATAGGTTTGCCGCCTACCGTCGCTCGGTCTTGGCTGACGGTCAGGAATGGAAAGGCCGTTCTTCACCACGAATTGCAGCGTCTTGTCATCGGCCAGTGTCGTGAACTGGAAAACCTTCTCGCCAGCCTTTTGCGCCACAGACTTACCGGCGTCCACTTCATCGCCAAGGATCGTGGTGGCGCGGCCATTCGGCGCGTAGAACGCAATGGCATTGGCGGCAGTGTCGAAGAAGCCATCGGCGCGCTCCTTTTTGCCTCTGACAATATCATCCAGTTGCGAGAGTCCGCGCAGATTTCCGGGCACGAACTGCGCCACGTTCTTGCCAAGAAACTCCTCCGGTGTTTCGCCGAATGAAGTCTTCCCGGTGTTGAGCATCGTGAGCAGGTCGGCCAGTGAGCGCGTGAAAGACTGATTCATCATCGCGTCGGCGATGCCCTTGGCGACGGCTACGCCAGCCATCTCCGGCACCTTCTCTCCGACAATATCGCCTTTCGCCTTCGGCCACTTCTTGTTGTCCCGCATCCGCTGAAATGGCGCGAGGTTTCCGGCCAGCGATTGCAAAATTCCAACGTTGGTTGGGTAGTATTTGTCGCCGATCTTGATGGAATTGAACCGCACACCCGATTCCCGAACGCGCCGCCGCTCATCCGGCGTCGTCGGGCCGCTGCCGATGAAGTCAATGTAAGGGTCTTCCTCATCGTCAATGGCAGCATAAATGGCGGCGAGTCCGGCGTAGAGCATCATGCCGAGATAGGCACGCTGGATGCGGACTTGGGTGATGCGGTCGCCTGCACGCCCTTCAACAAGATTGACCCCACCTGCCAGCGATTCCGCGCCCACGACTGGCCAGTTGCGCGTCATGTAGCGGAACGCCCCGTATCCAACGGAGTAGTCCAGCATGACGCGCGTGGCATTGGCACTGGTGCGAACAAAGCGAACGAAGGGTTGCGCCGCGCCGCCGAGAGCTTTCTGGATGTCGCTCTTGGTATTGCTCGGGAACGCCACCTTCAGGATGGCGCTGGCGATGACGCCGATGAAGTCCTGCGGCTGGTCGTTGAGCAGCGAACCATAGTTGGCCAGTTCATCAGATTCCGTGGCTGCTTCCTGTCCTTCCGGCGAGAGCTTGGATTGGAGCAACTGAATGACGCGCAGCCGTTCGTCCAGTTTGGTTTTCAGCGTGCCGTCCTTGCGCTCCTGTGCCGCCTGTGCGCGCGATTCCCTGACTGCCGCCTTGCGCCCGCCAGGATAGTTCAATTCATCCACAGCGTCCTCCAACGATTGCCCCGGTCGGCGCGTCTCTTTTGCCAGTGCCGCCGTCTGCGTGAAGCGTGCCGCCTCGCGTGCCGGCCAGCGAATCACCGCATCCGCCGCCATCATGGCGCGCATGATCCACTTGTATTGCGACACCGCCTTGGCTGCGAGCTTGAACTTCTTCGGGAACGCCGGGTCTTCCGCCATCTTCGCCAGCAATTCCACCGGACTGTTGACGAGCGCGGAATCGAATTGGCTGATCTTTTGCAGGTTCTCGCCCGTGCTCCACAAGTCGCGCATCATGGCTACGCCGTCGCCAAACGAGCGTGCCCACGTCTTGACCGCACCTTTCAATGTCTCGGCTCGCGCACCTTTGTTCGACAGCGCGCTCATTATCGTCATTTCGCCTGCGGTCGCCGCTGATCCCAACGGGTTGTTCACGAAGATCGTGGTGAACGCGCCAAGGATGTTTCCGTAACTGATCGACATGGCGAGGTTCCACCAGAACGAGAACGTCTTGGGATTGGCGATGGCCAGTTCCACGGCGATGTTGCCAAGGATGCGGTCGCGCGGCATCCCTTCCGGTGCTTTCTCGGCGTCCTCATACATCTTCCTGAGCTTGTCGCGGAAATCGGGCGTGAACTCCTGCACCCCGGCTTTCTCCATGAAAACCTTGGCTAGCGTTTCGTCGTCCAGCGCGCCCATCTCGAATAGCTTCCACAGCTTGTCGAGCGCGGTCTTGTTGCCGGGCTTGCCGGGCTTGCTCATCTTGGCGAGCAGTTCCTTGCGAACCTTCTCCATGCGCTTTTTCAGGTCGGAAATGATCTTTTCAGTCGCCGCCTTGCGCTCCGCTTCCGTGGCGAGATTCATCTTGGCGACAACCTCATCCGCGATGCGCTGGCGAATCTCGTCCCACGACGCTTTTGGCTTCGTTCGCATGATGTCGCGAAGCGATTCGTCCATGCCCTTCAACTGTTCGTCGAGAGCGGTCTTGAGCGTAGTCTTGGCCTGTTCCGCCTCCACTTCCGCAGCCCTGCCGCCCGTCATACGGTGCAGCAATTTCTCATCGGACATCACCTGAGCATCCGCGCTCTTGGGCATGTTGGCGTAAATCTGCCCACCCATGTTTAATGTCTTTGCACTTCCTGTCAGGCTTTCTTTGTAGCTGGCCAGAGAGCGTACCTCAATGTCCAAAAAGAACTTACGCAGAATCGGGTTTTTGGCCTTGGCTGCCGCGTCCTTGGCTTTGGCCGCTGCCTGTGTTATCAGCGCAAAAATAGCAAGCCGCTGACGATCTGTGGCATCGCTAAACAACCCTTCCACCACTCCGCTTTTCATGCCTTCTGCCATTTTTAATGCGGCCAGAAGATCGGTGTTGCCAGCTTCGTCACGAACACGGTCCAGAATTGATTCAGCCGCAGCCATGTCGGCCTTGTATTCATCTGGAATGGTGGTCATCCCGCGCACCGCTTTATAGGCTTCGTTGCTGAACACCCCTTGGTCGCGCTCGGCAACGCGGGTGTAGTATTCGCCCTCACGCCCGCCTTCGACTAGTTCGCCGGGGAGCGGATTACCGTCGTCCAAACCAGCGGCGGCGAAAAACTCGCGTGCTTGCGCTTCGTCCAGATTCTTGACCAGCGTTTTCAGGTGCGCGATGCCTTCTGCCACGGCTTGCGCCACGGTCTTTCCGGCGCGATAAGCGGCGCGTGCCACCATGAGCGCGGCGCGAAGTGCGGGACGGCCCACGGTCTGAATAAACAGCGGGTCGGCGAAAAGCGTCCCTTTGCTCGGTTTCAGCGCGTCAATGGCGCTATCCAAGGCGGATTCGATTCTGTCCTTTTTCTGCTGCTGAAACAACGGGTCTTCCGATTGGTTCGCGTCTAACATGTCGGACTGTGACGCAACCTCGCCGCCGCGAAGTCCTTTGGCAGCGCCAAGCCTGACTTCCTGTTGTTGCACCTGCTTGGTGTAGTCCCTCGCCGCCTGTTCAACGGCCACTTTTTGCACGCCCTTTAGACGCGCTCCGTTGGCGTTGTATGTCGGAACGAAGTTTGCGCCTTTTCTGGACAGCGTTGCCACGATCTGCCCGCCTATGCGGACGATTGTTCCGCCGCCCTCATTGGAAACGGATGCGGTTTCTGCGGTGTTCTCGGAACCGCCTGAAATCAGTTCGCCTTCTGGTGCCTGCGAAGTATCGCCAGATTCACTTTGCCCTTGGGAGTCAGCTTGTCCTTTTTGTTCAGTCTCTCCAGAAAGTTCAAGAGCAAGCTCTTCGACGGCTGCTTGTTTGGCGAGTTTTTCATTCAGGGTGTAATTGGCTGCTGCTTCCCATGTATCAATTTCTTCCTCCGCGTCAATGATCGGATGCGTTTCAGATTTAGGCTCAGGTTGCGCTTGCCGCTCCTGCTTGTCCGCAAGTTTCTGCATCTCCTTCCACTCGCGCTCCCGAGTTTTGTCCGCTTTGGCGAAATTGACTCTCGCTTTGTAAGCCTTGGCGAGCGCCTGATACATCAAGTCCGGGTCGGGACTGGTGATGATTCCGGCCTCGTAAAGAACCTGAGCAGCTTCATCGGCGTGTGTTCCTCCTTCACGACTCAAAACGTGTCGGCGCGAATTGGGCGGAAGGTATCTTTCGCCGTCGTAGTGCCCTCCGACCTCCTTCCACGCTTTCGCAACGGACATGCCGCCTTTAGAGATTTTCTTTTGCTGCGTCTTGCGTGAGCGCAGACCGCCAAGTTCCTGAACGGCATCAATGGCGTCCCATCCGCCTTCTGGCGTGTCGGGAAGTTTTGGAAGCGAGCGGCGAGCTTTTGCTTTCGGCACAGCCGCCTGCGCTGCTGGCGCGGGCGATGGCGCGGGGGTTGGGGCTCTTGAAGCTATGTCTTCCAAGTCTCGTTTAAGCCGTTGCGCCTGCTGTTCATCCATCGGTTTCGCGGCCTTTTTC